CTGGCGGTGATTTCGGCGGGCAAATCGTCGATGTTGTCGTCGATGCTCTCGGCCATGGCCTGGAACTGCTGGGACGCGAAGCGCACGAGGTCGTTGGCTCCGGGGTATTTGATGTGATGGCGTGGCGTGGTGGGCATGTCTGCCGGGTTGAACTCCGCCCGTGTGGTGTCTGCCATGGTTTTCCTTCCTATTGTTCGAAATATGTGATCTGCCCGAATTCGCCCCATGTGAACACCGTGGCCGTCCACGGGAGACCGATGGGGTCGAGGTCGGCCCATGTGCTCAGTTCGCTGGGGATCATGGGCAATGGGGTGATGGTCAGCTCGTTGCTGAGGTCCGGCTCGTCGCCGTCCCATGCGAACGAGAGGGTGCCGCCGATGGCGAGCCATGCGCCTGCCGTGACCGGCGAGCCGTTCGCGTCCAAGAGCTTCGTGTATCTGGTGGAGGCGAAGGCCAGCAGGATCGCGCTCGGCTGCAACGTGTGCTCGTACAGGTCGAGGTCGATGTCCCTGCTGGAGATGGTCGGCGCTTCGGGTATCGGCTTGAGGGTCTGCGTGGCGAGCCAGTCGGCCCACTGGTCGCGCTGCGCGTCGCTTGGCTGCCAGACGGTGCCGGGCCAGTGTCCGCCGCTTTCGTCCACGCTCACCGCGTCGGTCTCGAACGTTACGGCCTCGATGGTCTCGGTGAGATTCTGGGGCAAACGGCCTCGGTCGGTGACGGTCGCCTCCGCGTCCTCGAATGTCACCTTCTGGTCGTTGTCGTCCCATTTGGCCTTGCGGGTCTTCAACGTGACCTGCGCCACGGGGTCGGGCAACGTCATGTCGGTTTCGTTGATGCGGATGTCCGAGGCGTAGAGCGCCTTCTGCTCCATGCCCGCGCCCTCCACGCTCAGGGTGCCGTCGCCGTGCAGGGTGATGCTTGCCTTGTCGCCCGCGTAGCGTGCCGCGAGGTGTTCCGAGCCGTGCTGGTGGGTCTCGTACCACAGGGCCACGTCCGGCAACGGGGCGGCGAGCTTGTGGAGCACGGTGGACAGGTCTGGCATGCTGTCGAGGTCGTATGGCGCGGGGTAGGGCGCGTACTGCTTGAGGTAGTCGATGCTGTCGGGGTCGAGCGGCGGGCAGCCGAGCCCGTTGATCCTGCGGCCGATTTCGTCCACGCGTGCGCGCGCGTCGCCGGTCCAGTGCAGGTCGGGCAATGCCGGGTCGGTGGGTCCCTGCTGCGTGGTGCGTTTCAGTCGCACGGTGAGGCTGTTGGCGTACAGGTCGAGCAGGTAGGTGCCGTTGCCGCGCTGGGTGATGGTGCCGCCCGTGGTGATGTTGCCAATGAACAGGGTGAGCGCCGTGGGGTCTGGCGGCTCGGTCGGGTCGGGCGTGTGAAGCTGGTGGAAGTCGGCCCATGTCAGTGCCGGTGGCGTTTCAACCCATGGCGTGCTGCGGTTGAGGTCCTGCCACAGTGGCATGCGTGACAGTTGGATCAGCACGGGCATGCCGGCGATGCGGGTGGCGTTGCCCGCGAGGTCGCCGGTGCGGTCCATGAGCTGGAAGTGCAGCACGTTGGGGTCGGGCTGTTCGTCCAGCTTGTCGGTGCCCCACTCGATGGTGAAGCCGGCGAGTCCGGCCGTGGCTCCCGCGTGGCCGGTGACGTTGACGTAGCCGCCGCCGGTGTCTATGTACATGACGGGTTGCCTCATGCGCGGCCCCTCCGTTTCGCGTAGCCGTTCAGCAGTTTCTCGATGGCCTTGGCGGTGCCGTCCGGGTCGGTCACGAGCCCGTCGATGTGGACCTCGTAGTTGTTGACGACGGTCTGGCCCGCCGCCGCGCCACGGGTGGCGTTGACGGTGGCGTTCATGGGCGTGGTGGCCAGCGTGGCGTTGACGCCCGCTATCGCGCTGCGCACCTTTCCGTCGAAGCCTGTGCGGATGCCTTGGGCGAAGCCGTCCATGATGGCGTTGCCGTGGGGGATGAGCAGGCGGCGGTCGTAGCTGATGGGGCCCTTGTGCGAGCTGATCCAGTCGGCGATGCCTCCCACGAAGCCGGTCACGCCGTCCCATGCGCTTTTCAGGCCGTTGAGGAAGCCGTCGATGATGCTTTTTCCGGCGTTCACGAGCAGGCCGGACACGTTGCCGATGGCGGACAGGATGCGGCCGGGTAGACCGCTGAACCATGTCACCACGCCGTTGAACGCGTTGGTGGCTCCCTGCGCGGCGTTGCTGAAGAACGCGGCTATCCTGCCGGGGAGCTGCTGGAAGAAGGCGATGATGTTGTTGACGCACTGGCCCATGAACGCGGTGAACTGCGCCCATATCTGCCGGCCCATGTTGGTCTGGGTGAAGAACCACACCAGCGCGGCCACGAGCGCGCCTATGGCGGTGACGACGATTATCACGGGGTTGGCGTTCATGGCGACGTTCAGCGCCAATTGCGCGATTTCCGCTGCGGTGGCGGCGAAGCTGAAGCCCTGCAACGCGGTGACCACGGCGCTGATGACGCTGGCGACCTTGAACGCGGCGAAGCCTCCGCCGATGGCCACGAGAGCGCCCGCGATGGGTTCCGCGTTGGCGCTTACCCATTCGCCGAACTGGGTGAGCTTGTCGGCCAACGCCTGGATGACTCCGGCCGCGCCGTTGAACGCCTCGCCCAGTTGGGTGCCGACGCCGCCCGCGTCGGACAGTCCCTGCAAGCCGGGGGCGATGGCGGTGGCGATGTCGGCGAACGCCTGCCCCAAGGCTCCGAGCGCGTCGCCCACGGCCTTCACGGTGTCGGACACGGCCTGGAACGCGCCGGTCTGGCTGAGCGCGTTGATGAACGTCTGGAGGTTGCCGGTGGCGGTCTGGGCGAACTGGCCGATGCTGTCGGCGGCTTCGGTGAGCGCTCCGGTCACGGCGGGCTTGAACAGGTTGAACGCGTCGGTCAGGCCTCCGGTCACGGCGGCCTCCAGATTGCCCAGCGCGCCCTCCATGGTCTGGGTGCTGGACGCGGCCTGTTTGGCCACGTCGCTCATGCCCAGTTGCATGATGGCCTGGTTGAACTCGTCCGCCGAGATTTCGCCCTTTTCCATCGCGTCGCGGAAGTTGCCCGTGTACGCGCCGTTCTTGAGCATGGCTTCCTGGAGCTTGCCGGACGCGCCGGGGATGGCGTCGGCCAACTGGTTCCAGTTCTCGGTGGTCAGCTTTCCCGCGCCTGCGGTTTGGGTGAGCATCATGGCCACGCTCTTGAACGTGTCGGCGTTGCCGCCCGCCACGGCGTTCAGGTTGCCGGCCGCTTCGGTCAGGCCGGTGTAGTCGCCGATGCCGTTGGCCGCGAGCTGGGCGGTGGTGTTCTGGATGGTGCCGAGGTCGTACACGGTGCGGTCGGCGTAGTCGCGTGCCGCCTGCGAGGCCTTCTGCACATTGGACGTGTCGATGCCGGCGAAGTTCATGGTCTGCACGAACTTGTCGGTGCTGTCGCTCATGTCCATGACGGCGGAGCCCAAGCCGCTGAGCTTGTTCCACAGGGCGGTCACGCCTTTCAGCGCCGCGCCGCCCATGAACGAGCCGAACGCGGCGGCCTTGCTGGTGGCCTTCTGGAACGCCTTCACCGCGTCGTCGCTGTTGCCGGTGATTCTCACCGACATGATCGCGCTATGCGCCATGGGTCGCCTCCCTCATTTGCTCGGCTTCGGTTTGCAGGATCTCCAGAGCCGTGGCCCAGTCCGCCTCGGTGGCCTTCCGTCTCCATTCCCACGGGGTGCCGCCGAAGTAGCGGGCCAGCAGGCACGAGAGACGGCCCAGCGAGTCGTCGGGCCACGGGCTCAGGCCGTAGGGTTTGCGGGGTCCTCGGCTTCCTGCGCGTTGCTGATGTCGGCCACGGTGTCCAGCCATGCGTCGAAGTCGAGCGTGGTCCGGCCGCAGAATCGCGTGGCGGCGAAGACGATGTAGTTGCTTTTGCGGATGATGCTGGCGTTGCCGTCCGCCCATTTGTGGGCCTGCGCGTATTCCTCCGCCTGGCAGAGCGCGCGCATGGTCGGGCGGATCTCCTCGGTGTGGCCGTCCGTGTAGGTGACTGTGAATTTCTGCATGGTTATGCTCCCTTGACCTGGCTCATGGTCCTGTCTATGAATTGCTTGTAGAGGCGCTGCCATGCGCCCTCGGTGGAGGCCACGCCGTTGTTGACGAACAGGCGGGGTTTGATGCGTCTGGCGGGCCAGCCGTAGTTGATGACGCCCGCGTAGGGCACGCTTTTGCGTCCGGCGCGGATGACGCCGGCCTTCTGCGTGGCTCCCGCGCGGACGGAAGAGGCCAGCCGTCCGGTCTTGCCGCGTGGCGCGAGCGAGCGGACGGCCGGCAATGCGATGTTCGCGGCCTGCCTGTTGACTTCCTTCAATTCCTTCATGTCCGCGCCTGCCTTGCGCATGGTGGACACGAAGCGTTTCTGTCCGACGACGTAGGCCGCTTTGTCGGCCATCAGTTGCCGTCGCCGGATGCGGGCGTGGACAGCGCCGCGTGGGCGATTTCGGTGGCGGGGAAGCTGAAGTCGTTCGTGTTCTTGTTTTTTACGTCGCCGCCGATGCTCACGGCGCTCACGTTGACCTTGCCGGTCCACTTGATCTTGCCCTTGTTGTTCGGCACCCACTCGAACGGCATGGTCTCGCCGGAATGGTCGAAGCACCACGCGCTGAGGTTGTCGGTGTCGAAGTCGTCCACGATGGTGCCCTCCAGCGTCCAGTCGGTGCTGGTGCTGGTGTCCTGCGAGCCGTCGAGGAAGTTGATGGGGTCGTCTGTGTTGTTCGACGCGACCAGTTGCACCTTGGTGACGTTGGCGCTGAAGTCGCGGCCGTCCCCGGTGTCGGTGATGGTGAGGCGTCCGGGTCCCAATGTTCGTACCGCTGCCATGGTTGTGTTCCTTTCGATTACATGGGGTTGAGTGTGATTTCGTAGGCGGCGAGCGTTCCGGCTCCCGCGAGGTCGAAGCCGACCGGCGTGGCCGTGGCCATGTTCACGTCGGCGAGGTGCAGGATGTCCATGGCCTGGTGGATCAGGTCGTAGCCGCGCGCGTTGGTGTTCGGCGTGCCTGCGACGGCCAGCAGTTTGAACGTCACGTCTGGCTCCAGAGCGTCCCAGCCGTTCCATGCGAGGTCGGGCGGCATGATGACCACGCTGACCTTGCCGGGCGATGGTTTGACCAGCGTCGGGTCGGTGGTGACCTGGAGGATGAGGCCGTGGCCTGCGTCCGTGATCCGTTCGGCGAGCTGTTCGGCGAGTTCTTCGGTGCGGCTCATGCGATGCCCAGTCCTGCGGGGATGCCCGCCGCCCTGAGTTTGGGCCATGCGGTCCTGAGTGGGTCGGTGGGGATGCGGAACGGTTCCACGCCGTCCGTGATGCCGACGATGCCGTTTCTTGCGTCCTTGGCCTGCCAGAGGTCCAAGGCCACCGACAGCGTGCAGTCGTCCACCACGTCCTTCGGGATGCCGTGGCCGTCCACGTGCGGGCTGAGGTAGGCGCGGGCCGCGCTGAGTCTTGCGGCGAGGGCGGGCCGGTCGTCGGTGTCGAGCGTTCCGGCCTGCCTTGCGAGTTCGTCCAGTAGCGGGTCGTCTGCCATCAGGCGGCCGGTTTCTCCGCGACGTTCAGCAGCGTGCGCACGGCAGCCGCGTCGCGTGCCTTCAGGATGTTCTTGCCGATGTCGGTGGCTCCGCCGAGCGCGTCAACGGTCGGGGCGGCCGGCGTGGTCTGGCCGTCGATGGCGGCGCGCAGTTCCTTGATGGCCGCGATGATCGTCGGCTCGAACGCGGGGCCGTAGTCGGTTTCGGGGATGTTGGGCAATGGGGTGTTCCATGATGCCATGGTTGTGTTCCTTTCGGTCAGTTGGATGCGGCGGCGAACTTGATGGGCAGGATGCCTTCGGGCAGGGTCACGCCGAAGGCGGCGTAGCCGTACACGCTGAAGTCCTTGGTGAGGTTGAGCACGTTGTCGTCCTGGAGCTGGAACGGGCTGTTGCCGTTCTCCCACACGGTGACGGCGCTCTTGTCGAGGAACGCGGCGGTGCCCGTGTCGGCTCCGGGCATGAGCACCACGGGCACGCGCAGCAGCGAGCCGGTGATGTCGGTGGTGTCGATGGTGCCGAGGCGGTCGATGCCGCCGCCGCTGATGTCCATGAACCGGTCGCCGTCGTCGCTCAGGTGGGCGATGGCCTTGAACACGTCGCCGGACACGCCGAGGAAGTCGAGCGAGGTGTTTCGGTCCTCCACTTCAAGGCGTGCGTCGATGATGATGTCCAGCCAGTCGTTGGGGGTCATGGCCGCCAGCGTCTTGCCCGCGTCGATCTTGTTGGAGTCGGCCACGTCACCGATGGCCCCGTAGAGGGCGATGCGGGTGGCTGCCTCGGTGTTCTTAGCGTAGGCCTTGACCAGCGCCTCCAGCGTCTTGTCGAGGTAGGGGATGCTGGCGCGTTCGATGGCCTGTCGAGAGAGGGACGTGTAGCCGCCGTAGGTTTCGATGGTCGCGGTGCGTGCCCCGATCTTGATTTCGCCGTAGGGCAGGTAGTCGCCTTCCTTGGCCTGGGTGCCGACCTGCGTGGTGTCCTCGGTGACGATGGGGTAGCTCAGCGTCTCGCCTTCGGACGGGAGGGCGGCGTGGCTCACGAGGTTGGTGATGCGTCGGCGCTGTTCGAGGATGCGCAGGGTGTTGCTGATCCATACCGGCTGCGGGTTGGTGGCGGCGAGGACGCCGCCCGTGTAGTCGCGCTTGCTGATCTGTTCGTAGTCGTTGCGGGCCTGTTCGTCGCCCTTGGCGAGCTGCTTGAGCAGGTGGCCGTAGGAACGGTAGGTGGCGGCGGGGTTCGAGCTGCCCCGGTTGGTCATGGTGGCGAGGCTTGCCTGGATGCTGCGCAGGGTGTCGGCCTGTTCGGCCTGTTCCGCGCGCACTTTTTCGAGGGTTTCGTTTTCCATGTGGTTTCTTTCCTGGTTGGTGTTGGTGGTGTCGAGGTTGCGGTGGCTTTCGACCTTGGCGTTCTGGTAGGCGGGCCAGCTCACGAGGCTCACCTCCATGAGTCGGACGCGGCGGCGGTGGGTCACGTTGTTCTCGTCGCGTTCGTCCTCCAAGGGGACGAAGCCGACGCTGAGGGAGTCCAAAGCGCCTTCGTCCATCAGGGCTACGGCGTCGCGGCCCAGTTGGGTGTCGGCGATTCTGGCGGTGATGTGGAGGCCGTCGTCGCGGTTCTCTGCCGAGGTGATGGCCCCGATCAGCTCGTTGTGCTGGTAGCAGAGCTTGGCGGTGTCGGAGTTGTCGAAAACGGTGTCACGGTCGAACGTCTCCGCGCCCTCCCACGGGTCGTTGTAGATGTCTCCGAAGGGCACGGCCACGCCCTCGATGGTGCGTCCGTCGCCTTCCGTGGCCTTGCGGAGGCGGAGCCCCCGGTAGGCGATTTCCCTGTGCTGTGTCATTCCTGTGCCTCCAAGTCGGTCGATGGTGCCGGGGTCTGTGATGCCGGAAGCGGCGGGCGTCCCTCCATGCCGCGTGCCTCGTCAACGGTGAGCACGCCGCACGCTATGAGGATCTGGTAGGTTTCGGCCTTGGTCTTGGTGTCCGACCGGCGCATGCTGTCCCAGTCGAGCTCCACGGTGGTGCCGCGTGGCAGCACCTCGCCCAACGCGAGTTCGATGGGCTGCGCGTAGGCCTCCAAAGTGAAGTCGGCGAACTGTATCCATTCCTGCTCGATGTTCGAGTAGGTGAGGTTCGAGCCCTCCACGGCGGCGAGCATGAGCGACGCGGGGATGCCCAAGAGTCGGGCTATCTGCGTGGTGTCGAACTGCTGCGTCTCCAAGAACTGCATGTCCTTCGGGCTCAATGCGAGCTGGGTGTATTTCAGGTCTCCGGTGAGCACCTTCACGTCGTCTACGTTGCGTTTGAACCCTTCCTTGACCTTCTCGGCCACCTCGTCGCTCAATGGCTTGGAGGTGCTGATGATGCCGGTCGGGTGCGTGCCCTCGGAAAAGTAGCGGGACTTGTAGTCGCGCGCGTCGATGGCTCCCTCGATTTCCTCGCGTGCCGCCTCGATGGGGCCCATGCCGCGAAGACGGCCCGGAACCTTTAAGAATCTGAGATGGATGATGTCGGCGGCCGTGTATTCGCGGCCCATGTATCCGTAGCGCTTGTCTGGGTTGGCGATGTCGCCGCGCGCGTCGCTCACGCTCACCAGCGCGGGCGGGAGGTTGCGCAGTCCGATGGTGGAGCCGTCCACGCCCTTGAGTCTCAGCCAGAAGGCGTTGCCGTTCAGCGCGAGGCCCATGACGGTTTCGCTGATGAAGTCGGCGCGCCATGTGTCGGGGTCGGGCCGTTCCACGATCCGCGCGGGCTCCACGGCCATTCCCCGGCGCAACTGGCGCACGGGCAGGCCGCTAACGGCGGTTTGCAGAATCTGCACGCCACGGAACACGACCGACATGTTCAGCGGGTCGCGTCCCACGGGCCTGCGGAACGGCGCGGTCGCCACGCTTGACACGCGGCTGGCGCTGCGCTTCACCGCGCCCCACATGTTCGCCACCATCTCTCGTATGCTCATGCCGGACATGATGCCGCCCGTGGTTTCGACGTGCCAAAAAAAATCGGCCCAGAGCGGCCATATCGGACATTGGCGGCCATCAGTACACGGCGGGCGGGGTGTCGTCGGGCATGTGGGTGAGACCCCAGAACGCGAGGGTCGCGGCCTCGATGGTCGGGGCGTTCACGCCGGCCGCGCGGTTCCAGAGCCATGCGTCGCCGCTCATGCGCTTGCCCGCCAGTCCCGCGTCGTGGTCGAGGTCGGAGTCCGGCGCGTGGTTGACGGCGTGCTGGTCCAACGCGCTCATGAACGCCTGCGGAGCGGTCACCGCGTCCGCCGCCTTCATGTCCACGAGCTCGTAGCGTGGGATGCCCCACTCGTCCAAGCTCAGACGGAGCCGGTCGGCCAATGCGGCGGAGGGTCCGCGCAGGTCGATGCAGATGGGCGCGTGGTAGCGTTCCTGCAATTCGCGCAGGCGTTCGGGCGCGGTTCCGGTGCCGGGCAGCACGTCCACGACCTGCAAGAGCGGCACGGTGCCGGTTTCGATGCACGCGACTATGGCGGTGCCGACGCCGCCCATGGCCACGGCCACGCCGAAGCACAGGCGGCCGGTGGCGTCTGCCGGGTCCATCGCCTGCGCGGTGGTGTCCTGCCACAGTTGCGGATCTATGGCGCGATCGATGATGCCGGAGTCCCGGAGGTTTCCGAAGGCTCGGGCCCAGCCCGCCGCGTCCTGGCTGAACTGGCGGCGGAAGTCGGCCAGTTGGTCGTAGTCGAAGAGGTGGCCGGCTCCGGGATGATGCGCCCAGATGTTGTCCAAGTCCTCCGGGTCGGAGCCGAAGGGGATGCCGAAGTCGAAGAAACAGGTGCGGCCCATGGGTTCGCCCGCGTCCATCATGGCGCGCAGTTCGTCCAGCTTCGGGTTGAAAAACGTGGACTCGGCCGTGCCTTCGGTAGAGCAGAACGTGAGCCGTGGCCGCACGCCGGTGAGCTTCAACCTTGTGGTGGTGGTTGGGAGGAAGCCGTCTAGGATCGCTTTGGCCTTGTCTGCGGGCAACGCCCAGCACTCGTCCAAGGTCAGGGAGTCGCCCTGGAAGCCGTGACCACCGCTGTCGGTGGTGCCGCCCGGCTGTATCGTGCTGCCGTTCTTCAACGTGAGGCACATGCTGCCGTTGCTCATGCGCTTGGAAGCGGCCAGCGGAGCCAACGGCGATTTGTCGAAGCCGGTGATGTATTCGCGGAACTGCTGCGAGGCGTCCTTGCCGGTCTGGGCCAGATACCAGACGCGCCGGTTCGGCCCCCACAAGGCGTTGCGGGTCTCGGTGGCGCGTTCGCGCGTGGTCTTTCCCGCCTGCCGTTGCACGGTGAGCACGAGGGTGTCGTAGTAGTAGGTGCCGGTGTCGGGGTCGATTTCACCGAACACGTCGGACACCATGCGCTGCCATGGCAGGAACGGGGTCCCCAACGCCTCGGCTATCCGGGCTTCCTTGCCTCCGTCGCTCGGTCGGGCGGGATTGCGCGGGGTCGCGTAGCGTGGTTTGAGGCTGGGGGTTGGTCTGGTGCTCATTTCGCCATCGCCGCCATGAGTTCCTCCAGCTTGCCGTCGCTGTGGGCTTCGGCGGGGTAGAGGCTTTCGAGCTGCTGGATGTAGCCGAGCAGCGAGGTCATGTTGCGGCTGATTTCACGGCCGCGATTGTTCTGCGCGTCGATGTTCCTGGCGATGCTCAGCATGCTGGAATAGAGGAAGTCGGCCATAGCGTTGTCGGCCTTGCCCTCCCTGAACCGGCTGATGAACTTCTCGGTCGCTTTTTCCTGCGGGCCCTTGATGATTCCGGCGTCCTCCATGCCGTCAAGTCCATGGAACTCACCCATGATTTTGCCTCCAAACCAAATTTGTTGTAGATTCCCTAATTGGCTAACGAATCAGTCCGAAAACGTGGGTGCCGTCCCTGTTTTCGGGCTTTTTTATTTGGTTTGTGGGGATAAGAAAATGGTGGGCGCGGGGTATCGGTGGTGGCTTCCGGCTTAAAAAACGTGGCCTACCATCGCGGCCTCGGCAGATTCAGCGGCGAAGACTGCGGCAATGGCGTTGATGGTTCGTCGTCTCGCAGTCCCAAGGCCGTGAGCCTTGCCCTTCTGGCCTTCTGCCTTGAGTCTATGCCAGCCTGGGTGATGCCGCTGCGATACCACTGGCGCAACGCCGCGAGCTCACGCCTTCCCGCCTTCATCTCCTCCAGCCTGTGAGTCACCGTGGCCTTGCCCGGATCACACACATGGATGTCGTAGTCCAAGGCCAGCCACTCGTCCAACAGGCGGGGACTGCGCTGGGTGCCGGGCAGCACCTTGACCAGCCACAGGCCAACGGGCTTGGCCAGCGTCACCGCGTTGCGGTAGGCTCCCTGCCACGCGCCGGCCGTGAGTTCCCTCACCGCGTCGGGCACTGGCTGGCCTGCGTCCATGCCGGGCATGAGCGCCTTGGCTATCTGGTCGTAGTCCACGATGATGTCGTCCGGCTTCATGTGCTCCATCACCCACGTGGTCTTGCCAGCGCACGGCGGGCCTATCACCGCGTGGATCACGCTGGGCCAACCCGACAGTATCCGCTCACGCCTCAATCCGTTGCAGTGCCTGCACGCGCGGCGCAGGTTCTTGACGATGGTGGGCCCGCCGAACACGTGGGGCACGATGTGGTCGGACGTGTCCCCGACCTTGGTGCATCCCGGCATGGCCAGCCAACAGTCGTTGCCGTACCTCGCCACCACCTCCGCGCTGATGGCTGGCGGCACCCTGAGTCGATGGTCAACGCGCGGCATGCTCACGCCTGAACCTTTCCAGCCCTGCCAGCGGATAGCGGACGGTGCGGGCGGAATAGCGGACGAACACAGGGCCCGCGCCCTTGGCCTGCCTCCACCTGCGCAACTGCTTGTCGCTCACGCCCAAATACTCCGCCGCTTCCTTGGTGGTCAACCACACCTGCATCACCACCATCAGCGGGCCCACGCCTTCAACGACTGGAGCAGGTCGGCACGGTCGAAGACACGACGGCCACCCACACGCTTCGGCTTGAGCACGATGCCCTCGCTAATCAACTGCTGCATGGCATGGTCGCCGTCCGCGTCGGTCGTCGGGCTGATGCGATCCAGCTTCAAAATCCTGATGACGATGGAACGCTCCACGGTGTCCGTGCCGGTGGTGTCATACTCCAGCTTCGGAAGATTCCATTTCACCGCGTTCTTCATGTCCTTGGCACGGATGGCCTTGCTGGTCACATGCTCACGACGATACTTCTTCTTGACCTTCCTGCGCTTGCGTTCCTCGGTAGAAATGTAATCAACCGCATAGCCCATGATGTTGCCTCCAATCTCGTTTGTGGATAAGTGGATAAGTCTCTGAATGAATCGTTTGTAGATTTCGGATGGTGGAAGGTTAGAGCGGGGAACCCTAAGCGGAAAAACAAGAATCCGAAGATTCCTGAATTTCCGAAGGGTTCCCACATGTGAAGCATTTCGGCTTGGAGCCAAGGCCGTCGCATATGGTCAGCGGCGCAAGGCCGCGACGAAGGTCAACGCACGTGCCACCCCACGCATGGGGTCGATGGTGCCGCTTTCGTCCCTGGGAACACGACACGTGGTTTAGCTGCAACCCGCACGCCTCCCCGCTAGGGACGCTTCAACCACCACGCCACACGTGGTGTGTTTGTAACGCGCTGGGCAAGGCGCGGCCGGGTGCTTCATCACGCCTCGCACGCAACCGACGGTCGGCGTGGTCAAAGGCATATTCGGTTATCGACGGCGCAAGCCGTCACAGATCGCCGCCGCGTCTTCGCCGCACCGCATCGTCATGAGCCAACGAATCAGTCACGCACGAGCGCAACTGCTCCAACTGCGGGCGGGTCAGCACCACCGCCGCGCGAACATCACCGGAGTCGAACGACACACGGAAGATACCCGGATAGGCCTCGTAATTATCCACGCAGACCCTAGTAGCCGTACCCATACCGACTCCTCTCGTCATCGTCGTCCCACAGCCACCGCCAGAACGCGCACAAACCAACCGCCAGCAGCACCGACGGCAACACAGCCACGACGCACAGGCCACGTAGCACGGTCCTACAGATGGCGCGCATGCTTCGCCTCCCTGATGGCCCTGGCAATCTCACGATTGACCGTCACCAACTCACCCATCGACAACCCATCCACGTCCAACAACTGCCCACGGATGTCCGCGAGGACATGGAAACGATAAGGATTGCCACCATCGGTCACCCTGCAAAACACGTCAAACGTGTCGCTGGTGGACTCAGGCTTCAGATACGGCACGAGACACCTCCGGTTGTAGATTGAACGTCATGAATGGAATTACGAATTGGTTTCAAAACATCGATATGGGTGACCCGAACTGGGTCATGGCGATTTGCGCAATATTGACAATCATCGGTGGGGCGGGCGCGTTCATCGTCAAAAAACTTATTGGCCTCGTTAGCAAAGCGTCCCGGAAGGAAACACCAGCGGAAGGGCCTGCGACGCCAATCACGAATGACGAAATAGACGCCATGTTTCCAGCAACAACGCCGGCAACTCACAAGCCTCCCATGCCGCCCAAGTTCAGAATCGACATCGACGAAAGCGGGTCGCGCTTCGTCCTTACCAACATCGGAGGCCCTGCGCGTAACATCTCCGTGTTTGCCGAAGCGGTCGAGGGAACCTACACGAACACATGGAACAACTATCTTGGAAGAACCGATAGCGAACCATGGGGGCTGCCCGACGTCCACTTCTTCAACCTTGGACTGCCGAAACTGCGAGAGGAGCGTCAACAAGGCGGCACCGCGTTCTTTGACGGACACGTGGAGGACGGGGACGGCAAAGCCCATTACCCCATCAAATTCACCATCGTCTGGGACGGATGCCCTGAACCCGTGGAGATCATTAAAACCATCAACTAACATCCGGGGCCTCCGTAATCCGGCCCGACAGCGCTTCGCCAAGCTCGTCGCGCAACGCTTCGGCCTCGGAACGATCCAGAGGAACAACGAGGTTCCCCACAGAACCGGCACGAGAGAACTCGACGAAGAACACATCAGGGCAATGCGCCAGACGGCTTACATGCACCGACACACGTTCCACGCCAGCCATCACGCCACCTCCAAAGGCTCTCGGCCAAGCACGAGATCAGTGGAAACGTCGAAAAAGTCGGCTATGCGCGACACGTCACGCAACGTGAAATTTGAGCGGCCATGGAATTTGTCGCTGATGGCCTGCTCGGAGACGCCCAACTCATGCGCCAGATCGCGCTGTGTGACGTGATTGTCTCTCATGAGTTTTCTTATCTGACTAATCATTTAAAAACTTTCAGACTAAAGATTTGATGAAGTTCTAGACCAAAGATTAACCATATGACGTAGCCAACACGCCGAGTACTACGCTAAAACCGTAGTAAAATGAATTTCATGACAATGCTAGATATTCAGCCGAGCGCTACATTGCGCAGGCAGGACGTTGTTGCGATGAATACGAACATGATCTTGTCCAACAGCGGTTTAATGAAGAAGGACCTTGCTAAGGCAATGGGGCTCTCGCCGCAATCGATGGCGTCGAGGCTTCAGAGCAAGGCCGATTGGACCATTGACGAAACTTGCGCGGCGGCCGATTTCTTCGGCGTCCCGTTGATGGCTTTGCTGGATGAGAACTTAACGCCAGCAAAAGCCATGGAATATATAAAAAACCGCCGTTCCGATAATGGGAACGACGGTCAATTGGTAGCGGGGCATGGATTTGAACCATGGACCTCTGGGTTATGAGCCCAGCGAGCTACCGAGCTGCTCCACCCCGCGTCGGCTTGTCTTCAAGACAGCTCTATTAACTTTACGATTACTTTCAAATATGTCAAATCGGCGTGTCGTACTCGTTCGACCGTGTGAAATAGCGTCACAAATAGCGCGTTATCCATTTTTCCTATACCCGTTTCGACCGATCGCCGGCGCAGGGGAGTGCGCCATATCCGACTCCGCACCATAATAGAAGTATGCCTATCAAGATTCCCAGCGGCCTTCCGGCCAGAGACATTCTCGACTCCGAGCGCATTTTCGCGCTAGAAAAGCCCGAAGCGGAGCGTCAGCGTGTGCGCCCGCTCAAGCTGGTGATCCTGAATCTCATGCCGAAGAAGGTTGAAACGGAAACACAGCTGCTCCGCCTGATTTCGAAGAGTCCTCTGCAGGTGGAGATCGATTTCATGAAGACCTCCACGCATGAGGGTACGCATGTGAGCGCCGACCATTTAGTAAAGTTTTATGAAAACCTCGACGCGTTCCAAGACAATTATTACGACGGCTTCGTGGTGACGGGTGCTCCCGTCGAGCATCTTGATTTCGAGCAGGTCGATTATTGGGATGAGTTCAAGGAGATTCTCGACTGGGCTTCCACGCATGTGTTCTCCACCATGTATTTGTGCTGGGGTGCGATGGGTGCGCTCAATTACCGCTATAACGTGCGTAAAGAGGATCTTCCGGAGAAGATTTTCGGTGTGTTCCCACAGTATTTGCAGGATGAATACTGCTTCCTGACGAACGGTTTCGACGAGATCTGCCTGCAGCCGCATTCTCGCCTTGCGGGGGTAAACGAAGGTGATGTCGCCCGCAATCCCGAATTGCAGGTGCTTACGTGGGGTCCAAAATCCGGTCCTGGTCTGATCGCCACCCGCGATTTTTCGGAGGTGTTCGCGCTTGGCCATTGGGAGTACGGCAAGTACACCTTGGCCGAGGAGTATGAGCGCGATATGAAGAAGGGGATGACGAACGTGCCGTTCCCAGAAAACTACTTCCCGCATGACGATTCGCATCTTGAGCCGGTGTTCGCGTGGCGTGCCCACGCGAATCTGTTATGGCGTAATTGGCTGAATTGGGTGTATCAGACCACGCCATACGATTTGAGCGAGGTTCCGCAGCTTCGTGCGCAGAAGCGTCTTGGCACGGATCGTTCGATTCGCCATCAGCCGGGTTTGCCGCGTGTCGATGCGTTCGCGCCGTTCGTGCGCGACGGCTACGGTGTGATCCATAGCTGAATCCAACGTCCCTTCCGTAACATTGCGGAAGCCATCGATGCGTTGAATATGCAGATAATTCGCGTGATGCGAATCGCATGATTGTGTGCATCTTTTTGTTTGCGTCAGTCGTATTCGTCTGCGATTTATCGGTGTTGAGCTGAATCAGCTCAAAAATTTCTGACACTCGATAGATATGGTGAAACGTTTTACTGACAACATGCGGTATGCTGGATAACGTCGACTATCCGACGAATCACAAAGCCGTGCCTAGTTAATCCAGCTTGAAGCGAAACGCCGGAAAAACCAAATGACAGTAAGGAAAACCCTAGGTGTGTGGACGTTGTCTAGACACGGGCTAATAATCCTATCCAGCCATTCGGAGTCGAATGCGTCGCACGGGACTCCGGTCGCGTCGATGCACACTTCGAAGTACGCTTTGGTTAAGTAACCAGAACGTCACATTCGACTCGGTTGTTGGGTTAAACTAACAGCTGACACAAGAGCAGGAGGCGTGAATGATTGGTGCATTGGGAAAAGGCATGCTGACCATCGCTGATGGTCCCGAGATGCCCAGTGTCGATGACTTCCTTCCCGATCCGTTCGTTTTTCAGGGCACGCCGTTCGCCATTAACCGCATCATCCTCGTTCGCATTCTTGCGACCGTCATCATGCTGCTGGTTCTCGGAATTACGGCAAGCCGTGCAAAGCTCATCCCCAGCCGTTGGCAGGGAGCAGTCGAATGGTTGATCGAATTCGTCCGCGACAACATCGTCTATCAGGTGATGGGCGAGCTGCGCGGCAAGCGTTACGTGCCGATGATCACCACCGTGTTCTGCACGTTGCTGGTCTTCAATCTGTGTGGCATCATCCCGGGCTTCAATATCGCGGCAAGCGCAACGATTACGCTGCCGCTGGTATTCGCCATGTGGTGCTTCTGCCAATACTGGATTGCAGGCATTCGTGAAAAGGGTCTCGGCCACTTCCTGAGGGATGAGATCTTCCCGAAGGGCGTTCCGGCCCCGATCTACATTCTGCTGTCCCCGATTCAGCTGCTTGAGCTGCTGATTATTCGCCCATTCTCGTTGACGATCCGACTGTTCGCCAACATGGTTTCGGGCCACTTGATTCTTGCGCTGTGCCTTTCGGCCACGCAGTACTTCCTCATTGATGTGGTGAACAAGGTGTTTATGCCATTCGGCGTCGTCACCTTCGCAGCTGGCATGTTCATGTTCCTGTTCGAGGCGCTGGTCGCTTGCCTGCAGGCTTACATCTTCGCCATTCTGACCACCGCATACATCAACATGAGCTATCCGGAGATCGACTGACCGCCGGCTTTTTAATTGTTGCTTCTTGTCAAGCAATAACCAGAAAGGAAACAATC